AGATGTAGGAAGAGTGTAAGCACTGTTTATTGTTAATCCTGTTGTGGCGATCGTGCTGTTGAATGTCGCGGCACCGGCTTCTGACATATCTAAAGTTAAAGCGTCAACATTTGAACCACCATCGTTACCTTGAATTATAATGTCTTTATCTTGATTAGGATTTTTTATTTGAAAATTTCGTGAGTTATTTACAAATCTTGCAAGTTCCGTACCTGCATTTAATATTTTTACTTCATTACCAGCAGCGTCTAAAAATATATCACCAGTAGCGTCAATAGTTACATCATTACTTGAAGCAATAGTTAAGTCTGTTCCATCACCTACTATGTTTTCACCAGCGTCACCAAAAATTACTTTTTTATTGTTTGCTAAAGTTATATTACCACCTGCTGTTAAATTTGAAGAACTATCTCCTGTTAACCAAGTTTGACATGTTGCTCCATCAAAAGTACCAATTTTTAATTGTCTATTGCCTGTTACACTTGAAACTTGTTGACAGTGACCAATCATTACATTACCAGAACCAGATGTAATTGTACAACCAGCAACAAATCCAATACCAATATTTCCATAACCTGTTGTAGCATTAATTAAAGATGATACTCCAATAGCTAAATTAACACTTCCTGTAGTGTTGTTCATCAAAGCATTAGTTCCATAAACTACATTTGATGTACCAGTAGTGTTGCAACACATTGCTCTACATCCTATAGAATTATTATTGTCACCATTTGTATTATTACTCATTGATTGATAACCAACAGCAATGTTATTTACACCTGATACGTTATTATCTAAAGCAAGATTACCTATAGCAATGTTAAAGTTACCTGTTGTATTATCTCTTAATGAAAAATTACCTAGAGATATATTAGCACTACCTGTTGTATTTCTACATAATGCTCCCCAACCTACTGCAATATTACTTGATGCTTGATTTGCTTTTAAAGCTTGATATCCTATTGCAACATTATAATCCTGAGTTGTAACAGCACAGTTTGCTTCAAAACCCAAAGCTATATTAAAATTACCTACCGTATTACATCTAGAAGCACATGTACCTAAAGCTATATTATTATTTCCTGAAGTATTGCCAAACAAGGTACTTTGACCTATGGCAACATTATTATAACCAGTTACACTATTTACTAATGCTGAAGTTCCTATTGCAATACTAGACTGACCTGTTGTATTGGTTTGTAATGCTTGATAACCTATAGCAACGTTTTGAGATCCACATATATTTGACATCATAGAATTAATACCAACAGAAACATTATTTTGACCTGTTGTATTAGCATATAAACTTCTTCTTCCAATAGCAATGTTACATTTACCAGTTGTGTTTTGAAATAAAGTCTCAACACCTATGGCAACATTGGTTATACCAGTTGTGTTTCTACATAATGCTTGATAACCAACAGCAATGTTACAATTACCTGTTGTGTTAGTTTTTAAAACATTATAACCTATGGCGACATTGTGTTGTCCTGTTATATTGTTTCTCATACTAGCATAACCTAATGCTACGTTATATGAACCAGTAGTATTATTTCTTAAAGCTTCGTTACCCATTGCAAGGTTAAATTCACTTATTGTGTTACACATCATTGTTTCAAAACCAACTGCAATATTATATCGTCCAGTTGTGTTGTGATATAATGAGTTTAAACCCATAGCAATGTTTAATTGTCCTGTTGTATTAGAGTATAAAGATTGTTCTCCAATGGCTATGTTACGACAACCAACTGTATTACATCTCATGGTATCAGTTCCAATAGCAACATTTTTTTGACCTGTTGTGTTAAAGGACATTGCACCAGTTCCTATAGCCACATTATTATGTCCTCCTGTATTACTATATAAAGTTGCAGGACCAATGGCAACATTTTGATTACCGCTTACAGAATTTGCCATAGCGTCTTTACCTATGGCAACATTACTTTTACCGGTAAGATTGTTAACCATGGCTTGTTTACCAATAGCAACATTTTGAATACCTGTAGTAGTTTTTCTTAAAGCATAATAACCAAGAGCAGTATTTTCTTTTCCAACTGTATTTTCTCTTAAAGAACCGTAACCTATGGCAACATTGTATTGACCTGTAGTGTTATCTTCTAGGGCTTGATAACCGACACCAACATTATAATTTGCAGTTGTGTTAGCTTTTAATGCATGAAATCCTAGGGCAACATTGTATTGACCTGTGGTGTTACAAGCTAAAGCATGGTAACCTACAGCAACGTTAAAACTACCTGTTGTATTTTTATTTAATGTTTGAAATCCTATACCAACATTACAAGAACCAATAGTATTAAATTCTAAATTATAAGCACCAAGAGCTACATTGTAATTACCTGTTGTATTATTAAACAACGATTTGTAACCAGCAGCAACTTGCCCATTACCATAAGTATTATTAAAAAGTGAATTATGTCCAAGAGCAACGTTTTGTTCTCCTGTCGTGTTTGCTCTTAAAGAGTCAGTACCAATGGCTGCATTGTATTCACCAGTTGTGTTAGCGTACATACTATGGTAACCAATAGCAGTATTCTTTTCACCTGTAGTATTATTATAAAGCGCTTGAAATCCATGAGCAGTATTGTAAGAACCAGCGTCTGAAACATTGGCTGTTAATGCTTGATGACCTACAGCAGTATTATAACAACCAGAGACATTGGCTTTCATTGCTTCAAAACCTAAAGCAATATTACCTAAACCTTGATTGTTAAGAGATAAAGCATTTTTACCTATTTTAATCTGATCTCCATGAGAACCTAGTATATGACCGTTTGCACCAAAAGTTAAATTACTTGTTGTTGTGATTGTTATATCTGAGGCTAAATCAGCACCTGTGATAGTTGCGTTAAGTATATCAGCTGACGTAATTGTATTGTCTAAAATTTTTGATGATGTGATAGTGTCGTCTGTTATAATCGCCAAACGAGCAGGTGATTTTCCAAGATAAGTAGCCATCCTACGTTATCTCCATTATACTTAAAGTTGTATCTAAACTATTTAAAGTGTTAGATTGAACTTTTAAAATATCTGTAGTCTCCATTACATACTTATTTCCTGACATAATTTCTAAAGAAGCTTTTGCAGGAACTTCAGCATTTTTTACAATAGTCACATTGTCTCCGTCACCATTTTCTAAATTAACTGTAACTTCAATATTTGATGTTGTAATGTTTGAGAGAGTAAGACCTAAAACTATAGCTGTTGTAGATGAGGGTGTTGTATATACTGTAATTGCTGTATTAGCAGCTGTACTTCCACCAGTTTTTGTTTTAAGTTTAAAAGTATTTGCCATGGTTTATCCTAGCGCAATTGCTAAAGCTGTTGCGTCATCTACAGTAGCAGCACCTGTTGTTTGATTTGCAACTTCAATAATATTATTACCACTATCTTTCACATAAATTTTTTTATCAGCTGTATTGACAGCCAATTCACCTACTTGTAAATCATTAGTTTGTGGAACTGAACTTGCAGTTTCGCTTCTTTTTAATTTTATAACAGTCGACATAGTTTTTGTTTGTGACGACTATTAATAAGTTCCGCCGTCAATATCTCCGTAAGTTACATTAGTACCGTTGGATTGTAAAATCTTACCATTACTAGAGAGTGCTAATTTAGCAAGTGTGTTTGATGCACTTGCAAACAAAATATCACCAGTAGTATAAGAGGATTGTCCTGTACCACCGTAAACTTCTCCAATTACAGAACCATTCCAAGTACCGGTTGCAATAGTACCTAAAGTTGTAATTGAAGTTTGTCCAACATATGTATTAGCAATAGTAATTGCGTCAGCACTAACAGAAATCTTATCTGCTGTACCTACAGCATTAATTGTATTACCAGTTTTAGTTAAACCGTTACCAGCTGAAATTTGACCTGCACCAGAAAATTGTTCAAAATTTATTGATGTAGTACCAAGTGTAATTGAACCATTTGTACTTAATACATAACCGTTGTCAGCATTAGATGTACCTTCTTCGGTAAAAGTAAATGCACCTGAAGTTAATTCAGAAGCAGCATCAGCGTCTGGTGTTCTAGTTAAAATAAAAACAGCACTACCACTACCCGTTGTTGTAACTTTATAAAAACCGTTTTGAGCGGCTACTGATTGATTTTTTACAAGAACTCTATCGTTTAAAGAAAGAGTTACACCATCAACTGATATAGCACCATTTGAAGTTGCTGTTAAAGTACCAGCACCGTTGTTGTAGTTAACAGCTAAGTTTGCTGTAGTAGCAACACGGACGGATGCTTTGACATCAAGTCCATTTGCAACACTATCAACATAAGTTTTATTTACAAGTGAGTCTGAACTAAACCCAGCACGTGCTTCATAACCTGAAGGAACTGTAACTGAACCCGTACCGTTAGGAGCAAGAGCTAAATTACCGTTTGAGTTTGTTGTTGAAACGGTGTTACCGTCAACTGTAATATTATCAACATCAAGAGAAGTAATACCATTTAAATCTGTTTGAGTGCCACCTAGTGAAACTGTATCAGAACCTATAGTAATAGAACTATTTGCAAGTTTTGAATTTGCGATTGTACCAGCAAGTTGTGTGCTTGATATACCACCAGCTTTTATAGTTACGGCTCCAGATGAGACAGAAAAATCATTGGCACTGAAAGAAGCAATACCTTTATTTGAATCTGTAGCATCTTCACCTGAAATTGTAGTTGTGCCGGCAGAGTCATCATAAGTTACATCAATACCCTCACCAGCAGTTACAGAACCACCAGAAATATCTTCAATGTATTCTTGTAAAGATGTGCTTGCATTATCAACAAATATATTTTTGATAACTGATTTACCAGATCCGTGAGGTGTAATTTCTATATTACCGTTTGTATCTGTTGATGATATAATTCTACCATCTAATTTTAAATTATCTACACTCCATTCATCAATTTTTTTATTAGAATCTAACAAGACACTTGATGAAGCTGTTGCTACACCATGTGAGTGATCTAAAAGATTTGTAAAATATTCACCTGCAATTTCTATTGGTGAATTTGAATTTGAAGTTGGATCACCTATGAATAAACGTAAACCGTTACCACCAGCACCTGCATTTGCAGCTGAGGTATCGTAGACATAGGCTAACTCTCCTTGATTCAAACCACTAGGAGCGGTAGCGCCTGTGGTTCGTTTTATTTTAATTATTGTTGCCATTTATTCTCCCTAAAATGTGCCTCCGTTTAATATTAAATTTCCACCTGTGTCAGTTATTATTTCATTCCTACTTGTCCATTTTTTAGTATTATTATCATATTGTAGCAATGCACCATCGGCTAAATTAGTAGCATTTACATCTTCTAAATTGCCTAAATTTGTTGTCGCTGAGGGAGTTGTTACAGATACCTGTTTTGGACCAGGAGCTGTAGTAGCATTTACGCTTGCCGTAAGATTAGTTGTTTGATTAATTCTTGCAGTATAGTTTGACATACACCCTCTCTTCTCCTATATTT